AGAAGAGAATGATATGACACAAGAGATTCGTCAACTTGTGATTCTTCAAACCAAATCAGAAATAGATATGGCAGTTAAAAGGATTGAGGAAGCAAAGATTCCAGTCAAAGATGAGTGGAGTGAGGGCTTGAATATGGGTATGGATTGGGCTATTCGTATTCTTAAAAAAGATAAGAGTGCGTCTTAAGTGGTAGAAATAAAATTAACGCCTGAAGAAATTGAATCTTCTTTGCAATTTGTTGATGCAATGCGTAAAGATAAACAAGAGTTCAACGTTACTGATAAGAAGTTTGATGCCAACAATACATCTTGGGCTGTCAATCTTATGGGTTACCTAGGCGAACTGGCTGCTGCTAAGGTATACAAAACCACAACTGACGATAGAGTTCTAACTGGTGGTGATGCTGGGCACGATTTAGTTATAGATGGTAAGACTTATCAAGTCAAGACTACAGTAACCAAAGAACTTATATTCAATAGCAAAGAATTATTTACAGCAGATTATGCAATACTTGTGACTCTTATTGGAGATAGAACTCAACCACATATTAATTCAAGGTTCATAGTATGGGGTGATATATCAAAAGATAAGTTTCTTAAAGTATGTTATGAAAAAGATTTTGGTTATGGTGTTAGATATGTATGTGAGATAGATGATTTGATTCAGGTTACAAATGGCTAATCCTAATGGGCGCAAGGGTTCAAAGTTTGAAATAGATGTTCTCAAGTTTTTTAGAAAGATGGGGCTTTGGATAGAGCGATTAACCAAGGCTGGGGCTAATGATGAGGGTGATTTAGTTACTATTATTGCTGGTAAAACCTACATCTTAGAACTTAAGAATGTAAAAAAGATTGATTTACCTAGGTTTTGGGAAGAGGCAGAAGTAGAAGCAATTAACTACGCCAAGGCTAGGGATTTACAGGAAGTTCCGCTTCATTATGTTATAGTTAAGCGCAGGAATACATCAATAGACAGGGCTTGGGTGGTCCAAGATTTAACCCAATGGTTAAAGGAGAAAACAGAAAATGGTGATAACAATTGATAACGACCTACCAAGCATCAAAGAAATCCTCATACATTACGGAGCAAAGTTCAGAAACAATCACGGTCAAGTCAACCTCCGTTGTCCATTCCACTCAGACACCCACCAGTCTGGAAGTGCAAACCTTGATAAAAATATTTTTATATGTTTCGCCTGTGGAGTACAGGGAAATAGTTTACAAGTCATTTCAAAGTACGAAGGAGTAAATATTCGTGAAGCAAAGCGTATCGCAGAAGGAATTGTTGGGGAAAGCAACGGAGAAGTACAGTCAAAACATTTATCAGGCGGAAGATTACCTAAGGCAAAGAGGAATTCCACTAGAAGTAGCACGGCTGGCGCGATTAGGCGTAGTCGCGGAGCCTGAAGTTGGGCACGAAGCATTCATTGGAAGGTTATCTATCCCGTATATCACCAAGACTGGTGTTGTTGACTTGCGATTTAGGTCTCTTAATCCTGCTGTTGAGCCTAAGTATATGGGGTTAACTGGTGCAGAAACTAAAATGTACAACGTGCTTGATGTTGATAAGGCTAACGATATTATCGGAGTGTGTGAGGGTGAACTAGATACTCTTACTATGTCTGCTTGTGTTGGCATTCCTTGTGTTGGTGTACCTGGTGCTAACTCTTGGAAAAAACATTACACAAGATTGCTTGCAGATTTTCAGAGAGTCTTTGTCTTTGCAGATGGCGACCAACCTGGCACAGAGTTTGCCCGTAGTCTGGCTCGTGAACTACCCGTAACTATAGTACAAATGCCTGACGGTGGAGATGTTAACTCTGTCTATGTATCAGAAGGTGCTGACTTTATATTAAGGAAAGTAAATTCATAATGCTAGACGATTACCATTGTGAAAACTGTAATAGAAGTTTTGATAATGGCTTCGAGTTCGTTGAACACTTTATGGAAGAAGAGTGTGATGATGTCTTTGACCCTTATCTAATCCTACCTAATGGGGTTAAGTTGCAGGTCGGCTCATTACTTAGATTTATTTATGACCACGCCGAACAACCCGAACAAATTAGAAAGATAAGTGAATCTACTTATGTGACCTTATTTGCAGCAGAAAATCAGGTAGAAGCGGTAGAAGAAATGATTAAAGATATGGTGGTTAGTTCAGAAATGTTGAAGTTTGATGATAGTCTTAAGACACTACTAGAACAAGCAGACCCAGATGATATTGGAGGAGATGATGAGTAGTTCAAATAAGTTTGAGAAAGATGTAAGAGCGGTGATGCAAGAGTTGGGTGATTTGTTGATTCAGAAACATTATGACTATGGTCCTAAGAATATTGCTGAGTCTCCTGGTGGTCCAATCAACGGATTACGTGTGCGTATGTGGGACAAACTAGCCCGCATTAACAACTTATTTGATAAGAAAAGAGAAGCAGTAAATGAACCACTAGAGGATTCGTTTAAAGACTTAGCAAACTATGGGGTCATAGGGCTTCTAGTCTTAAGAGATAAGTGGGATAAGTGAGAGAGCAAGAACTATTTGATTGGCTTAAAGTGGAATACTTTCCAGACCTTGAACATTCTCCAAATGAATATGATGGGTTTGATTGTATAACTGCAGAGAATAAAATGTTTATAGAGTTAAAGTCAAGGCATACTCACTACCCAACCCTACTTATTGAGAAGAAGAAGTATGATTTTTTATTGGAAAAATCTTCCGTCTTAAGTTACAACCCTTACTACATAAACTCCACACCAGAAGGTGTATGGTCTTTTGATTTAAATGATATGCCTGAACTTGAGTGGGCAGAGAAACGATTACCTATTACTACTGAGTTTACTAACACAAGTTATACAATGAAAGTAGTTGGCTTCCTCCCTGTTGAAAAAGGAAATAAACTTAAATGAATTGGGACGAAGTAAAGAAGTGGGATTATATTGTAGATACAGTAGCCTCAGAATACAATAGGAAGTTTAATATGGTAGAGGTTGCTGACTTAAGACAGGCACTATGGTTATGGTTTGCTGAACACCCAAACAAATTAAAAGAATGGGAAGCAAAGGGTGAGCGTGATGCAAAGAACTTAATCTATAAGTCGCTAAGAAATCAGGCTATTGATTATTGCCAACGCTGGAAGGCTAAGTCTGTTGGCTATGATGTTGGTGATTTATTTTATTACACATCTGAAATTGTAGAAACCATATTACCTGCTGTCTTAAGACAAGAGTTTGGGGTATCACATAAATTAAATCTTGGTGGACCTGGACGTCCTAGTGCACCATCAGAAGGTGGAAACTTAGTAGTGCTTATGCTTGAGATTGATTATGCATTCTGGAAATTAAATAAAGAAGACAGACGCATATTGTTTATGCGCCACGCAGAGTCATTAGACTTTAAAGAGATTGCTAACGTCTTAAGTCTTGGGTCTGAAGACACATCTCGTATGAGACACAAGAGGGCTATCGGTAAATTAGTTCGCAGACTAGGTGGATACAAGCCATACAACGATAAAGATTTTGTTGAGTCAGAGGAATCTGAAGAGGAAGAACCACCTTTACAAGGTGAACAATAAGGCATTTTGCCCCGTTTTTTCCCTTGTCTTTCAAAGGTTTTGCCACATTTAGGGCAGATTAATTCAATCATCTGTTGTCCGTCTTATAAAATCCTGTGCCCTTGAACTGAACAGGTAGTGGAGTAAATACTCTGTCTGCACTATTGCCACATACACAGTTAACATCTTGGCTTCGTTCATCTACAGTCCTACTTAATACATAAACTGCTTTACATTTACTACATCTATACTCATAAGTTGGCATTTATATTTCCTCGTCTATAGGTGTTGGTGCAGTTGCTATCGCTCCACAAACTACACAAGTCTGTCTTAAGTCGTACCAACCGACACCCCTTTCTTCTATGTCCCACATTACATTTACTTGCCACAGTTTAGAACCGCAGACACAAACCATAATTGGTCTGCCAGTTAAATCTAACATCAATAATAATTCCTTTTTAAATGAAAGTTCCACGCCTTGCAGGGTGTGGTATATCTGTGCTTAATATATTTATACGCTCTTAGAATCTGAATCTCTGGGATATTAGATTTCTCACCTAACACTTGCCCTATTCCATATGCAGTTGACTTAGGGTTGTCTGCAAAATGGTCGAACCTTGACTCGGCTGTAAATAATTTAGAGATGCAACTCCATTGTTTATCCTTCCAACCATACCCAGCCCACGCAAACTCTTTAGCCACCGCTTTGTTGGCTTTCTTCTGCTCCATTGTAGCCTTTGTCGGCTGTGGATTAGGAGATTTAGAGGGTGAGTCTATCTTGTTTATAGAAAATAAAGTTAAAGTTATAACTAATAAGGCTAAGAATATCGCCTTAAACTTTAAGCCGACTTTCTTTCTGCCCTGAGTTTTCTTCTGTTGTGTTCTGATAGTCCGCCCCATACGCCAAACCTTTCGTCGTTGTCTAATGAATACTTTAAACATTCTTCCTTAACATCACAGGCTTTGCATATTCTTTTAGCCTTTGCCACATCATCTCCTATTTCAGGAAAAAATAAATCAGGGTCTACCTCAGCGCACAAGGCTTTCTTTGTCCAATCAGGTGGCAATAACACCTCAGCAAGGTTCAATTATTTACCGCCTTAAGTTGTAATACTGGTAAAACATTTACACATTGACCGCTATGGCTGTCTTGAAATACCTCCTCAGCCCTGTACTGCAGCGAATATAGTATCTCATCTTGCTTACTTAAGTCGTATAACTCAAAGTTTTCTGGCAATAATTCCTCCTTTACCCACACATCTACCACCCTAACGCCCTTTGTTTCATAGGTTATTCTGTACTGTTTCATAATTAATCTAAGTCCTCCCACATTCTGTCTGGTTCTCCGTCGCCAGCGTGTGCTTGCTCTGGGTCGTGCCGTTCTCCACAATCATCACACATTTCATATCCATAATATGCTACGTCATCTTCTAATCTTGGCTCAGGCATTTGCTTCTACTTTCGGGCAGTCATCTGCCAGTTGTCCTTCTCCATTAGTACCTTCACATATACACCACCCAAATCTTTCTACTTGGGTAACGTGTGTAAGTTGTGCTAACTCTCCCCAACTTATTGAATCGTCAAGCATTACTCTCCTCCTCATTCTTTACCAAATCATTTATACTTGGCTCGTTTAATTCCTTGTACATAGGTGCAAGTATTCGCTGTGAAAACTCGTTGACTCTGTTGTAATACCAGAACTCCCAATCATCTTTGTCTATCACTTTTTTACTTCTGTCTTAAGTTGTATAAGTTTGTTTGCACTTTCTATAAGTGAACCCCAGTTGAACTCTTCCCAACCGCAATCAATGCAACCATTATCAGGGTCACTTAATTGCCAGCCACATTTACTACATATCTTACCTATCATTTTATTCCTCCTATCAGTTGTTCTGTTTGTAGTTCTGCATTCTCAAATATATCGTAGATTGTCTCATCAAAGAAACATTCTTTGGCATATTCCTTGGCTTTTTCTTCGCTCTCTGCCTGTATCTCGTAAGAAATCGGCACTAACTCTACTGTTATCCTATAGTTCTTCATCTGTTCTCCTGTCTTAAGACATAAATTGCTTGAGTTGGTTTTGTTTTCTCAACCCAGCCCGTTGCTTCAGTCCACATAAGTCGTGGTTCTATATCTTTAGGTTCAACTTTTACCCATTCAAGTTTCATTTATTCTCCTGTCTTAAGACTTGATTTAATAAAACCATAATGTTTGTTTTGGTACTCATTGTAGTTGCATATCTTCCATTCTTAAATAGATGATACTCACCCCCACTATGACGCGCTTCCCATACATTACCTTCTTCATCTGAACCAGACGCTACGTTATAGCCTGTGTCTGTGTAATTTGCTACCATTTTTATTCTCCCGTCTTAAGTAGTTAGTTAACCATTTCGCCAACGTTAAGTGATGTTGAGTGATAAGAGATAAACTCCTCGTATGATTTAGATTGCCCGTCAATTATTACGAGTTTGTTATCTACATCAATGACGGTGTGTTCATAACTTTCTTCACCACCTATTGAATTAGCGAAGAGACCATACCCAGTTTCATTACTCCAACTCTCACCGATTAATTGGCTTATCATTATTCGAGTAGCGTATGAGGTATCGTCCCACCTTGGTCTAGCCTTATCTATTGCGTAGGCTAGGTCTTGCATTTTACTATCTCCGCCCCAATGGGAATAAAGAGTTATGAAATTATCCCCTTGCTTGAAGTGGAAGTTTGTTCTTGCGCCCATATTATTTCTCCTGTCTTAAGTAGTATTTATCCGTATATTAACTTGCCGAAGATTGCATACTGCACAATAAAATCTCCGAAACAAGCGTCGTAATCTTGCGTGTCTAGTGGATAATTTCCACAATGAGTTTGACCTGCTTTGATTGCTAGTTCATACCCCCTGCGTAAGTCTTCCACCTCGACGACGTAAGACTTTTCTTCTATGCTGTCGTACACTCTTACGGGTTGAGGATTAGGGACTATTTTCCCGTCCACTCTTTTCCATAAGTCTATTCCTTGGTAGTTTGGTTTGCGTAATTTCCTGCACCAGTAGTACATACCCGCACCGTCGCAACCCCAGACCGCTTCCCATAATTCATTAACTGTAAAGGTTTTACTGATTGTTAAAGTTTCTTCTGCGCTCATACCTTCTCCCGTCTATTTAGATGTGTTGGTGATTACGCTGGTTAGACCTGCACCTCTCACCAACACAAGATTAACTATTGCACTATTTCTTTTTAGAATCAAGGGTTTTGTTTGTGAATTGCGTCTCACGTCTTAAGTCGTATCCGTGCCCGCACTCTGTAATTAAGACCAAACAATCACCGCAATAAACTTGGTTTGTGTTTGCCATTACTCGCCCTCTGTTTCCATTTGTTGCAGTAGTCCACCTATGCCCAATTCTAAATTGGTTTCTATCATTATGCCCTCGTCCGTATCTATGATTAAGGCATTAGGTAGTATCGGTTTTATTGCATTAATTAAGTCTTGCATTGTTTGCATTTTATTCTCCTGTCTTAAGTAGTAAATCATTTGCTAATTCTGTGGCTCGTTTTTTGGTAGCCACGCAATAGATTTTGCAATTAGTTTTAGGGTTAAGTGCAACCCTCCACTCGTTGCCTTCTTTGTAAATCATAACTTCAGTCATTTTATCTCCTGTCTTAAGTCGTTGTTTTTATTTGTAAAGTAAATCAAGGCAGAACTGAGAAAGATTCTCGAACTCCACCTTGCATTGGTCGGGTGTTGTGATGTCGTTTAATAGCCAGATAATCCCCAGCCCTAGGGCGGTCAAGATTACCGCCCTTAATCTGCGTCCTCGCTTTGTGAGTTTCATTATTTGCTAACCTTAAAGACTTGCGCCTTAAGTTGTACGTCGCCTTCATCTTTGAAGTTGTTTTGAATTGTCTCGCCCCAGTTTTTAAAGCGTTTATATTCTCTAACTTTGACGTAGATAGTAGGACTCTCGCCGTCGTCGTAGCCTTCGATTGCTCCCCGTCCTTGGTAGCCCTCCTCTATCCAGCCTAGAACCTGACCGCTTGCCGTTGTCCTTAGCCAACCTCTGCGGGGGTTTCCGTTTGCGTCGTTATCTGTTGCTATCTTGATTAACATTCTTTCTCCTATCTTAAAAGGTAAAGGCTTGTCCCTTACCTAGTGCCCCAATGGTATCTCGAATACCCGTAGCCTTTAACTATTTGGGGCTGTGAATTGAATCACATTCTTTCTTTCTGTCTTAAGTTGTAATTATTCTTGAACTGATTTTATTCTTAGGCTCTGCTTGAACTGAGTCGCTATCTTTTGAAACTCTGTGAAGTTCTCCACGCTAAGAGTATTCGTTGACTCTAATCCTGAACCGCTAAATAACTGAAACGTGATTTTCATTTTGTTCTCCTGTCGTTGCTGTCTTAAGTCGGAAAGTATCTCTCTCCAACTCGTGCCCCCCGTCGGTCTTGAACCGTCGCCGTCTTACGGGCGGGGGGCTTTTCTTGCTAGTTGTCGTCTCCCTCTGATTCCTCGGTCTTGAACTCGGTTTCGCAATCTTGGCAGATTGGGGCGCACTTTTCTAGTGTCTTAAGACTTAAGCGGATTTTCTCCCCGCATTCGCACTTAGCAACTAGTAGATTCTTATTGCGTCCCTTAGGGGCTGACTCGGATTCTTGGATAGCGGTTATCTTTAAAGCCTCGGCGATTATGTTTAAAGCCTCTGCCCATTTTTCCTTGCCCTCTGGTGTAAGTGTAGTTAGGGCAAATCCAAATCTTTTAACTTTTTCTACCTTAAGCCCTAAGCCCTCGGCAACTTTTGCAAATTGCTTGTTGTGGTATTGCTCATTCGTGCAATCTGAGACGCCATTCTTGAAATTGATTGAGTGGCTTATCTCGTGGATTAAAGTGGCAAGAACACCCTCCGCGCCGTTCTTGAAAAAATCGGCGTTGAACATAATCTCATTAAAGGATTCTTCTCCAGATTTCCAAGGCTTGTAATGTGTGAAATGTGCTTTTTTGCCCTTGGTGTTTCTGGTGATTGTGATAGTGGCGCGGGGCGCGTCGGTTTCCTTTTTGATAATCTCGTGAGCCTTTTCTAATGCGGTGGTGATAGGGCTTAGAGATTCGGTCTTAAGTTGAAAGATGTTTTCAACTTTTGCGGTCTTTTTTGTTGTTGCGGTTTTCATTTGGTTTCTCCCGTCTTAAGTGGGCTTTTCCCACTTACCGAATTATAATCACACTTTCCCCCAAATCCCTACCATTTCGGGTGTGAATTGCATCACATAATTACCCCTCAAAATATGAGATTAATCTTCTCAATATATGAGACGGGCATATCTGGATTCCATTCCTACCCCCCGCGAAAAAGGGGAGGGGAGAGAGTCCCTAATCGCAAAAACGATTGTGCGTTCATTCCTTGCCAGAAAATCTGGATTTATAATTAACTTTACATAATATTAATTACATCTAATTAAGTAGATACGTCTTAAGACGGAAGAGGTAAGGCAGAAAAAGGGTAAGGGCAGAATCTTTGAGGGTACATTGTTTAAATACGCTTACTCCTATGTAAGTATACTCACCCTAAATATTTCTGTTATATCCCCCCATAAGTAGTATAAATCAATACTTCTGTCGCCAGAGGGCGACTGTTTAAAAATACTTTGTATAAATATGTTCGGTTTTACGATTTGAACAGGTTATCTTATATGTATAGATATTTATATATCTATAGGAGCGTCGCTCCGCTTCCTGCGGGCTACGCGACGTATATATATATAATATATATAATAATATATATGGGGGTACTCTGCCCGTTTGGTCGGGGCGTTTAATCTATGTTTTAAGGGGAGACGTATGGGTAGGAAACCTGGGATACAAAACATCTCAAAGGACACAGCCCAGAAGCAAGTTCTGGAATTACTGAGCCAAGGCTCAACGATAGTTGATGCTATGAAGGCTGTTGGCAGGAATGAAGTAACCTTCCGCCAATGGTCAATGAACCAACCTGAGTTTAAAGATTTAGCCGACAAAGCCCGCCTTGCGGGTAAGGGTGTCAAGGCTGACCTATCTAACCTTAAGGGTATTACCTTCCCCGAATTCTCTGAGCAGTTCTTAGAAACTAAACTATTTCCTCACCAGTTAAACTGGATTGACTTAATTGATGGCTTACCACCCCGTTGGCAGCCACCTGCGATAATTTATGAACCAGGCGCACCCAACCGAGTTTTAATAAACGTACCCCCTGAGCACGCCAAGTCAACGGTGATTACGATTAACTACGTAACCTACCGAATTGCAACTGACCCAAATGTTAGAATCATTATTGTTTCTAAAACTCAGGGTATGGCTAGAAAATTTTTAAGTGCCATAAAGACCCGTATGTCCCACCCATCTTGGATTAAGTTACAGATGGCATTTGGTCCAAACGGAGGATACAAGGCTGACTCACCTACCTGGTCAGCAGATATGATTTACCTAGGTGCTGGACGAGACTCTGGCGAAAAAGACCCTACGGTACAGGCTTTAGGATTTGGGTCTCAGATTTACGGTGCACGTGCTGACTTGATTATCCTAGATGATGTTGTGATGAACTCAAACGCCCACGAGTGGGAAAAGCAAATTGAATGGCTTCAGAAAGAAGTTATCACACGTTTGGGACGGCACGGAAAACTGCTTATAGTTGGAACCCGTGTCGCCCCTATAGATTTATATAAACAAATACGAGATGGTTCAAACTGGACTGGTGGCAAATCGCCATTTACATATTGTGCAATGCCAGCCGTTTTAGAGTTTGATGAGAAACCAGAAAACTGGAAAACCCTTTGGGCGAAAACTGATAGAGCCGAAGGTGACATAGATGAGGTGGACGAAAATGGACTTTACCCAAAATGGGATGGACCCGCGTTATTTACAAGGCGCTCTGAAGTCGCTCCGAGTGTCTGGGCTATGGTCTACCAACAAGAAGATGTTACCCAAGACGCAATCTTTGCACCAGGTTCTGTCGCAGGATGTGTCAACGGAATGCGAAAGCGTGGACCGCTAAAACCTGGGGCACCTGGTCATCCAAAAAATGTTGAGGCATATACCATCATAGGACTAGACCCCGCTATGGCTGGTGCTACAGCAGCCGTTGCAGTTACTTACAATAAAGCAGATGGCAAGATTTATGTTTTAGATTGTGCCAATATGACCGAACCTACACCTTTTAAGATTCGAGAACTTATCGAAGAGTGGGTTCAAAAATTTAAACCACAAGAATTACGTATTGAGATTAACGCTCACCAGAAGGCTTACGCCTTAGATGATGAGTTAAGAAACTGGCTGGCTGCTCACGGTTGCCAATTAAATTCACACTTTACTGGTAAGAACAAATGGGATACATCTTTCGGTGTAGCATCTATGGCAGCCCTATTTGGAAACCTGCGAGATGGCAGATTCCAAGATAACAACTTAATTGAACTACCAAGCAATGAAGGCTCTGAAGGTCTTAAGGCGTTAGTCCAACAGTTAATTACTTGGAAGCCTGAGACCAGAAATGCCACCGACTGTGTAATGGCTTTATGGTTTGCAGTTATCAAGGTTCGTGAGTTAATGCAGAAGAGTTCAGGCTTGACTTCATATACAAACAATCGCTGGGCAACAAGAAGACAAATGCAAAGCCGATACACAATTAATTTAGACGACGCTATTGCAGAGCAATGGCAAGATACTTACGGTTAGGATATAAATGGCTTTATCAATTGAGCAAATTACTGCACGAGTTCAGTCTTTACGCTATCGTGCTGTAGATAGAGATTCTCGTGCACAAGATGTTCTTGCGGTTCGCAAGGGAAACATTGCTTCCGTCTATCCTGATTTCTTTCCAGAGGGCGTTGATACAAACGTAGTAGCAAACTTTGTTGACATTGTAGCCCGTGACCTTTCTGAGGTTATGGCTCCACTACCAGCAGTTAACTGTTCTGCTGCTAATGCTGTTAAAGACCGTGCCCGTAAGTTTGCAGATACCCGTACACGTATAGCATCAAACTATTTTAATCACTCTGATTTGTCAGTACAGATGTACCAAGGTGCTGATTGGTATATCACATATGGTTTCCTCCCGTTCATTATTGAACTGGATGAAGAAGCAAAGATGCCACGCATCCGCCTAGAAAACCCAATTGGTGCTTACCCTGAGTTTGACCGCTATGGACGCTGTGTTGCATTTGCTAAAAGATATATGCTGACCTTGGGCGAACTTGTTTCGTTATTCCCTGAGTATGAGTATCAACTCCTAGGCAAACTACGCTATGAGCAAGACCTTAACGCTCAGATTGAAATGATTCGCTATTACGATAAAGACCAGTCTGTTATCTATTTGCCAACCAAAGAAAATTTAGTTTTATCAGAGGCTAAGAATCCTCTAGGTAAGATGATGGTTGTTGTAGCCCGTAAGCCATCTGTTGATGGTGAAATGCGTGGACAATTTGATGACATCCTAGGTATTCAGTTACTTCGTAACCGATTTGCCTTACTTGCAATGGAAGCAGCAGAGAAATCTGTACAGGCTCCTATTGTTGTACCTGCTGATGTTAACGAATTACAACTTGGTGGAGATGCGATTATCCGTACAGCCACACCTGGTGGTGTCCGCCGTGTAGAACTTACCCTTCCACAAGGTGCGTTTACTGAGCAAACATTATTAAATCAAGAACTTAGAGTTGGTGCACGTTATCCAGAAGGACGTACTGGAAACATTGATGCATCAATTGTAACTGGTCAAGGTGTACAAGCCCTTATGGGTGCCTTTGATACACAGGTTAAATCAGCCCAAGCAATCTTTGCAAGTGCATTACGTGATGTAATTCAGATTTGTTTTGAGATTGATGAGAAAATTTTCCCAGCAGAGAAGACAATTCGTGGTGTAGATGCTGGTTCACCATATGAAATTACTTACAATCCAGTAAAAGACATCAAGGGTGACTACTCAGCAGATGTTCGTTATGGAATGTTGGCTGGTCTTAACCCAGCACAGGGACTTATTTTTATGCTACAAGCACTTGGTGGTGGCTTAATCTCTAAAGATTTGGCTATGCGTGAGTTGCCATTTAGCGTAAACGTAACACAAGAGTTGGAAAAAATTGAAGTTGAGAGTATGCGCCAGGCTTTGCTTGGTTCCTTAACTGCATACACCCAAGCAATTCCTGCAATGGCTACACAAGGACAAGATGCATCTGCAATTGTTAAACAAATTGCTGAGGTTATTAAGATGCGTCAACGTGGTATGGCACTTGAAGATGCAATTCAAGAAGTATTTACGCCTGAGCCAGCACCTGCAGAACAAGTTCCTCCTGTTGGGGCTGCCCCATCTATGGTTGAGCAAACGTCCCCTGCTCCCTCTGGCGTCCTAACAGGAGGCGCTCTTCCTCCTGAAGTAACTGAAGGTGGACAACCAGCGCCAGACATTATGAGTATTCTTTCAAGCCTTACATCAGGTGGTGAAGTAAACGCTAGTGTGAGAACAATAGCCAGAAGATAATCTAAGTGGGGGACTATGACAGCGATTGTAGGTATTCAAGGTAAAGGCTGGGCTGTTTTAGGCGCAGATACTATGACCACATATACAGATAGACCGTATATAGCCAAAGGTTGCGACAAGATAGTTAAAGTTGGTGAGTATTTAGTTGCAGTAGCAGGTGATGCTATAGCAGGAGATATTCTTAATAACCTATGGCAACCACCAAAGGTAATTAAAACTCAAGACCCAGATAGATTTATGATGATTAGAGTATTACCATCTATAAAACAAACTCTAATTGAAGCAGGATACGACCCAGCACCTAAGAATAATAAAGATGATGATGCTGGATGGGATGCATTACTTTGTTTTAATGGAAAGTTATATCAAGTTAGTGATGACTATGGATATATGCGTGATGATAAAGGCTTATACGGTATAGGTTCTGGTGGTGGAATAGCCCTTGGTGCACTAGCAGCAATGGATATGGAACGCAGAACCCACGCTAAAGCAACAAGTGTCGCTAAAAAAGCAATTAACATAGCAATTCAATACAACATATGGTGCGGTGGGACCGCAAATATCAAAACACAATTTACGAAGTAGGAGAATGCAATGTCAATGACACAACCTGTAGAGAATCGTGGTGGTGACCGTCCAGATGCTCCTCAAAATAACCCAGCAAACATTAATCCTATGGGTGGCGACGGACAATCTGGTAAGAATTACTCAGGTTTCCCATATGGAGTAAACAAACAAATTAAAGAACAGAAGGCTGGTGCAAAATTGGCGAGTACTCCAACACCTAAAGCACCACCAGCACCTACAGGTAATCCATTAGACGCAATGATGGGAAGTTTTACCCCACTAGATGCTGAGTATAGTGGTGATTTACCCATCTCTGATGGTGTGGCAATTGGTCGTGGACGTGGTGAAGAAGCATTACCTGCACGTATTACTAGTCCAATTAACCAGTCACAAGACTTAGATTTAATTAAAAAATATCTACCAGATTTGCTACAAGCAACTAGATTACCTGGTGCACCTGACTCATACAAGGAACTAGTTAACTATTTGAAAGCACAGATATTGTGAAATGGGTAGAAAACTCTTTCTTTGACCATTTAGATAAGTTTGCCAATTCATTAGGTTACGATAACTTCGGAGTTGCATTATCACTATCAATGGTACCTTGGGAATCTACAAACGATAGAGATAGATTCATAATGGCTATTACTGAAGATGAAGTTCAGGGTGGCTCTCCATCTACATTTAAACCAGGGACGGTGCAATAGTGTCTTTATGGAATGATTTTTTAGATACAACTAAATCACTTGGAAAAGGCTTAGG